GGAGCTGCGAAGCAATGGCTAAGGAGCTCCTAGCTATCCTCAAGTACAAGCACGACGTGATACCTCTGTCGGTGCACGTAATGGAGGATGGCCTTAGTGGCGCTATTGCGGTAGCGGAGGGGAGGTTGATAGATGCCCTCGCAATCGTCTGAAGCCTTCTGCCACGTAACAGACTGCCCACTGTACGGTAAGGCCTACGTACCGGGAGAAGGACCAGCCAAAGCGTACGCAGTGATCGTTGGCGAGGGGCCAGGGGTTGAAGAGGCCCGCGAGGGGAGGCCCTTCGTGGGGCCTAGCGGGCAGCTGCTAGATGCTACGCTTGCGCGCGTTGGCGTAGATCGCTCGGAGCTCTACATCACAAACATAGTCAAATGTTGGGGCACAAAGGAGGGAGCCATACCTTACTGCAAGCGTACTCTGCGACGCGAGATTGCGAGTCGTGGGCCAAAGGTCATTGTGCCGATGGGGAACGTTGCCACCGACGCGATCCTGGGGCCCGGAGCAGGTATAATGGCGCGGCGTGGCTTGTCTGTGTACTCCGAGACCTATAGTTGCTGGGTCATTCCTACGATACACCCAGCAGCAATTTTGCGCAGACCAGAAACCTTCCCTGAGCTCCTCAAGGACATGCGCAAGGCCCTAGTATATAGTAAGGAGCGTGAGCTAGGACCGCAGCCCTTCGAGTTTACTGTAGTGCGTGACTGCACAACAGCTGCTGAGGTATTCGTGTTAGCGGGCCAGCAGCCTTGGGCTGTGTTCGACCTAGAGACGTCTGGCTTCGACCGCTTCCAAGATGACATCCTATGCATGACCCTATGCTGGGAGTCCGACCACAGCTACGTATTTACACAGGAAGCTATGGAGGGGGCTTTAGGTGCTTTGGAGCAGGTAATGACACAGACTAGCACAAGATGGATTGGTCATAGCGGTAAGTTCGATTGTGGCTTCCTTGATGCGCGCTACGGCTTTAAGCCGAACCTGAGCTGGGACACTCTATTAGCAAGCTACGCATTGGATGAGAGAAGGGGACACGACCTTAAGGTCATCTGCCGATACGAACTGGACGCTCCGGATTGGGAGGCGGACATCAAGCGGTATCTTCGCAAGCCCAAGACGGACTCGTACGCACTAATACCGAAAGAAGTGCTATACAAGTACTGCGCCCACGACGGCGTGTACACATGGAGGCTATTTCACATTCTCCGAGAGAGGCTTGCAACCGAGCCAGCACTCAGCCATCTGCTCAGCTCCCTCCTTGTGCCCGCGTCAAACCTGCTCGTTGAGGTCGAGAACCGCGGCTTGCTGGTCGACACTGATTACCTCGAGGAGCTCAAGGTCTCCTATAAGCAGGACGTGGAGAGCCTCCGGCGGGAGTTACGTGAGCTATCTGGGCATCCGGAGCTTAACCCCAATAGCACTAAACAAATGGCCCGTATCCTTTACGATGAGCTCCACCTTCCTATGCTGGCGGGCCGCTCTACAAAGGCCGAGGTTCTGGAGCAGATCGCGCACTTGCACCCAATAGCCTTGAAGCTTAGAGACTACCGCCACGAGGCCAAGATGTACAGTACCTATGTCCTAGCGGCAGAAGCCAAGCTGGGTGTGGATAGGCGCGCGCACACGTCGTTCCTGCTACACGGCACGGTGACGGGAAGGTTGTCTAGCCGCGACCCGAACTTGCACAACCAACCAAGGGGCTCCAAGATCAGGAACTTGTACATCGCGTCGCCCGGCTACACCTTGCTGTACCCAGATTACAGCCAAATGGAGCTTCGCATTCTTGCCGTCCTCGCAAAAGACGAGTACATGCAGCGGTGCTACCGCGAAGGACGCGACTTGCATGCCGATACCGTAAGGCTGTTCTTTGGAGAGGACGCCGACCCACACGACGAAGAGATCCGTATGATAGCCAAGAACCTAAACTTCGGTGTCAACTACGGACGTACGGCTCAGGGGTTAGCAACCGACCCCGACCTCAACGTAACCCTTCGGGAGGCCAAACGCTACATCGCGCAGATCTTTCAACAGCGGCCCGGCGTAGCTGCCTTCGCTAAGGAGTGCGTACGACAAGCTCATGAAGACGGGGTGCTGGAAACGACTTTTGGGCGTCGCCGGCGCTTTCCCTTAATCACTGGGGCGAACGCAGCGGAGACGGGTAGGCAAGCTAGGAACTTTCCTATATCGAGCACAGCAACTGATTGCAAGCTAACAGCGATGCTACGGTTAAGGGAGGCTCTACCACCAGAGGCTTACCTACTGCTAGAGGTGCATGACTCTATACTGCTGGAGTGCCCCACTCCAATGGTAGATGAAGTTGCACGCGCGGCGAAGGATATTATGGAAGCCGTGCCGAGGGAGCTAGTCGGAGGCGACATCCCGTGGGTAGTAGACATGAAGGTGGGGCACAGGTGGGGCTCTTTAGAAAAGTGGCAAGGAGAATAACATGCATTTAGAAAGAGACGACCTCGAGGGCTTAAACTCCGAGTGGCTTGAGGTAGCTATGGAGACCTCGGAGCTATTCTATAAGAAGCACCAGAGCTACGGGCCCGACAACATCTCTGCTACTGGCTTACCGGGCGTCGTAGTGCGGATGTGGGACAAGAGCAACAGGCTGCGTCGCCTGGTACTAGAAGGTGCTCCAGAGGCCCTAGACGACGAGACTCTGGAGGACACCTTGATGGACATTGCAGACTACGCGATCATAGGGCTGCTTGTCCATCGAGGCATCTGGCCAGAATACGAAGGAGGGCAGGCAGATGAAGGTTCAGCTACTTAGAAGCGCCGTAAGGCAAGCGTCGCGCCGTAACACGTTCCTTACGGAGAGGAGCCACAACCTCGAGAACCTACGACAGATGCTCGAGGCGGGCTACATCACCGAGAAAGAGTACGAGAAGCTAAGGAGGGACCATGTCAGAGAAGAAGGAGAAGAAGCTGCCGACCGCTGAAAGCACGTACCGAAGAAAGCGCATTTGCTCTACGGAGGGCTGCTGGAGACTTGCGCAGCCCTACAACGACAAGTGCCTGAAGTGCCTAGCGGAGGTCCGCAGTGCCTGAGCGCCGCGTATACAAGACACAACTAACCGATGAGGAGCTTGTGCGTCGCTACGCCGTGATCTGGCTAGCTACGATCACGCCACCTACTGGGTTACAGTGCGGGGCGTGGGATCCACCGCTGCACTACAGCACTCTACGTAGGCGCGGATTTACTATGACAAGCGTACGCTACTGTGCCCATGCTTACCTACGGACGATCGGACGCGCTGGAGAGGTAAGCACAGTGCCACCGAAACGAGGCAGAAGATGATAGTAGCAATTGACCCTGGGGCTAAGCATACCGGCGTGGCTATTCACCCTCCCCCCTGTGCCTGCGCTACTTTAGACACCAGCGCGCATCTACGTCCCGTTTGGGCTTGGCTTCAGGAGCTCGACCCCGACGTATGTGTCGTAGAAAGCTTCCACCTGTACCCGCACAAAGCGAGGGCAATGACAGGGTCTAGCTTCCGTACAGTAGAAGTCATCGGAGTTGTGAAGCTGTGGTGCGAGCTGAACGGGAAGCAAGTCGTGATGCAAGGAGCTTCGGAGGTCAAGCTCATTAGGGCTCGACACTTGGAGCCTCTTGATGCCTCCCCAAGCGACGCACACCAGACGTCCGCCCTCAAACACTTAGCACACTACCTGAGGATACATGGACCAACATCCAAGGTGTAAGAAGCCAGGGAGTAACAGTCTGAGGCCAGACTGGGCCAAAGAGGACTGTGAGGAGTGCCCCCGAGGGCCTTACAGGTCTTTAGGCTGCATCTTCCAACAGAGCCACCCAGAGGTTAGCTTCAAGCTCTCTGACTACTCAGGTGAGTCTCTGGTGGAGGCTGTTGTAGCTGTCTGGCTAGCCACTGGGCGCCCCCCTGTGCGCGAGGATTTTTCGGGGCACAAGGGGAGGCTGCCCTCCTACACCACATTACGCAAGCACCTGGGAGGTATACAGGCTGCACGCGAGCTGGCGCTAGCCAAGCTGGTCGAGCGCGGCCTGCTAGACAAGGTCGATACCACGCTACCTAGAAGGGGGCGCAAACGTGGCTACTAAGGTCGATCTGGTTCCCTACGCAGGAAGTCATCGTATCCTTGTTATGCCAGCGTGGGGGCAAAAGACCACTGTGTCTTTGATGCCGGGGGCACAGAGGAGGCAGAACGGCTTCAGCTTCCCTCCGAACATGAGGTACTACGAATACATAAGCGGCGTACTTGGGAACGTCGAGTCCACGGGGCGCGTGATACGCTGGTACGCAGAAGGCTGTAGGAGGGAAAGCGACCTGCGGTCTGTCAAGCTGGCCCAGGACGCCCATGTAGACCACCCTAGTGCACATAGGCTAGACCCCTACCAGAGAGTGGCCGTAGCTTACGGCCTAGCCACCCGAGCGCTCCTGAACGCTGATGACTGCGGTTTGGGGAAGTGCCTGTCTGGCACTACACAACTGCTCGGCAGTGACTATCGCCCTGTACTACTTCAAGACGTCCCGGAGGGTTGCAGTATCCTAGGGTACGACTTTGCCTCAAGCTCTATCTGCAACGTTACAGTTACCGAGGTGTTTGACAGAGGCCGCTTGCCGGCGCTGCGCATAACAACTAGGACTGGGCGAAAGGTCGTCTGCAGCTACCGCCACAAGTTCCTGTGCTTCCCTTACACGTGGGTTGAGGCTCGGGACCTTACTGTAGGAGACAGAATTACCGCGGCGAAGTACTTACTCAATGTGGTCGACTATTCCGGGGTGCGGGATGAAGAGCTTGCTCTCCTAGGTTGGGCAATTGCAGAGGGCGAGCTCTCCTATGGTTCTTCTATACACAACTACGCCGCAGATGTGCTTGACGATGTAAAGATTCAAGCAAAGGCCCTGGGCTTTGGGACTCGTCCTGTCAAGTTGAAGAGAGAAGGGGAGTTTGGTGTGTACTTGAGTAATGCTCGTCCTTGGCTACGGCGCTGGGGGCTGTTTGGCACAAACGCGTATACTAAGCATGTGCCATACGAGCTGTTCTCGTGCTCAAGGAAACAGCTAAAGGTGTTCCTCTGCCGCCTGTTTCGGGGGGATGGCTGCTTCTATGAGGCTCGTGGCCGCCTGAACTTCGAGTACGATAGCATGTCGGAGCGCCTCTGCCGCGATGTGCAGTTATTACTACTACGCTTCGGCATCTTATCAAACGTTAAGGAGATACCCATTAAGGGAAGATACGGAATGGCCTGGCGAACGAGCGTCTTTTCGAAGGCCTCCCTGGAAATTCTCGTAACAGAGATAGGGCAGTTTGGAAAGCCCCAGGAGGAGTGGAAGGAGTTGTTGTCTCGTATTGAGAGTTCGCGGAGGGGCGGCGGCGCCCGAGTAGATGCTATTCCCGCTACGTGGAAGACTCTCCTGAAGAGCTCCCCAACCCAGCTTGCACAAAAGTCCGGAATAATGCACCACAGTTGGTACTACAACAAGTACAAAGCAAGCACACGCTCCCTTGTTGAAGAGATTGCATGGGCCGACGAAAACGTGCCACTTACAACGCTTCTAGACGGCGACACTTTCTGGGACGAGATAATAGACATTGAGGCCATTGCTCCTAGGAGAATGTTCGACATTGCTATAGACCACCCAGACAAAGCCTTCCTTGCGGACACGTTTGTGACCCACAACACAGCGACTTCGGTCGTGACTGTAGAGGCCTCAGGCCGCGACCGCAGGGTACTTGTAGTCTGCCGCAACCCAATTAAGTGGTGGTGGCAGGACGAGATATGCGCGTGGTCGAAACATGCCGATCCCAGCATCACGATCTTAGGGAGCGGTAAGGCCAAGCGGGAGGAGCAGCTACGGGGCTATAGGGAAGGCTGGCTAATCGTAAACTGGGCGGCACTTAGGCTCCTTCCGCAGCTGGGGCACATGGGGTGGGACTGGGCTATCTTGGACGAGGCGCATCACATTAAGACTCCGAAGGCTCAGCGTTCACAAGCCATACGTAGGTTGCAGGCTGGCGGCCGGCTGGCTCTGACAGCTACCCCCTTCTCTAACGACGTAGCTGAGCTGTGGGGCATACTAAACTTCTTGAGGCCGGGGCTCTACACCTCATACTGGGGGTTCTACGAGATGTACGTGAAGTACATTGACTTGTATCCTAGAGGCCGCAAGGTAACAGGGATTCGCAACGAGGGCCTACTACGCAAGGAGCTAGCGCCCTTGATGGTACGCCGGTTAGCCTCAGAGGTGCTACCCGGCAGCCCCCCTGTGCGCTTCAAGACCTTACGCGTTCAGATGGAGCCCGTACAAGCTAGGGCGTACAGGCAGATGGCTAAGGAAGCGCTTGTGGTTCTAGGCGATAGAGCCATAGAGGCTACCCATGTGCTAGCTCAGGCTACAAGGCTTCGGCAGCTAGCATGCTCCCTCGGAGTGTTGGGCCCGAAGGATGTAAGTGCTAAGCTAGACGCTCTTATTGCCCTCATCGAGGAAGCGCCGCAAGAAAAGTTCGTCGTATTCACAACATTTGCCGAGGTGCTCGACCTTATTGAGGCTAGGCTGAGGAAGGCAAACATTACCTACGTGTCTCTGCGAGGGGGCATGGGTAGCGCCCGGATCGGAGCCACAGTAAAGAGGTTCCAGTCCACCCCTGTGCAGGTGCTAGCTGGCACCGTTCAGACCGGGGGAGAAGGTTTGGACCTAACAGCAGCAAGGCAGATGATCTTCGTCAACTTGGGCTGGAGCCCGCGCGAGCGTTACCAAGCATATAAGAGGGTCGACAGAAGAGGGCAGGCCCGCCCTGTGCTGATCACGACCTTAGTGTGCGCGGGGACCATAGACGAGACTATCAGCAGAATGCTGACTAGGAAAGAGAAGGCCACCGCAACAGTAATAGCACAGGAGGTCCGTAAGGACCTAGAAAAGGAGTACAGCTAGTGCCCGAGTTACAACAGCTAGTACGTAAGTACACACAGAAGTGGTGCGCGCAAGGGACATGGGGTCGGCCGAACTTGTCAGAAGCTCTGATGTGGATGGCTACGGAGGTAGGCGAAGCATTAGACGCCTGCCTAAGCCTAGACCCGAAGTGGACAAGAAACAACCCCAAGCCGGCACCGACCAACGAGGAGATCGCCGAGGAGGTGTTCGACGCTATTCTCATGGGCTGTTTAGCGTTGGATAGTCTCGGTGTGGACCTGATGGAAGTTGCCCAGCGAAAGTTATTCAAGATGGACGAAAGGAGGAAGCATGACAACGAAACGGGACGGAAAGCTTAGGAAGCAGGACCAGCAGGACGTTGCGAGGCGGCAGAGGGCCATTACTAAGGAGGGGGCGGCAGAGGCTGCTGTACGCAAGAAGCACTTAGAGCTCGGCCTAAGCATTCTTACGAGAAGGAAGCCGCCAGGAGAGAGAGGCCAAGATGGCTAAGAGGGTGCTGTACTGCGCAACCTGCAGGAAGCAAACGAAGCACTCCTACTTGGGCACTTCGCGATACTCAGAGCCCGTTCGAGGATCAGACGTGCCGAAGGTAGTAGTAGAGGGCCTGTACGAGTGTGATGAGTGCGCTACTTGCTGCACGGGCCCCGTTCAGTAGCAAGCGTCACCACTTTCGCAGGTGGGAAAACAAATAGACCCAGCATGCCTTGCGGCTGTTGGGTCTATTTGTTGAACAAGGGGGTCTAAGTGGGAAGGGACTTAGGCCCCCTTCTCCTTACTTACGGTAGCGATCGCATTACTAGGGCCACCAGGAGACTTACTGTGGCAGCTATCCCTGCAACCTTCCACGTGAGGGAGTCCACTTTCTCCTCTAGGGCATCTTGGCCCAGCGCCAGATGCTCGACGACTGCAGTTATCCTCCCACGCCACTCAGCATTTCGGACAGTGCTCTCCCCAGGATTGTCGCTCTCCAGCTCCTTGAGTAGTTCGCGTAGGTGCTCGAGCTGCGAATCGACACTTCTCTGTCGTTCGTCC